ACCAGTTAACACTGGGCATACTGCCATGCCTTCTTGAAAGGTTTTGCCGTTAATCACCATTGTTTTACCCGTTGGATTTGCACCACTAGCAGCGCATAGGGCATATTGACCATTGCAAACAGCAAGAGTGTGGGCTAATGCTGAACCGCAAGCAAACAACGCCAACATTAAAATAATCTTACGCATAGCTTCTTGTTCCTTGTTTATCAATAATTAAGGTCTGATTACGGGGTGTCATTCTGACTTCATTGGGTACTGAAATGTGTGTCCAACTATCAAATTCTCTAATTAACTGGTCATATTGAAGGTCTGATGCCCTAATAGCTTTGACTACCTCATCTGGTGTCATGCCAGGCACTCTAATATCGGCTGCGCAACCTAAACAATGTTGGCTAGTAGGTTTGCTTCCTACCGCAGCATTGACTTGCAACGATCTAAAAGCGCTGTTAACCATGATTGGCTTTCCACCAAGCATCTTTTTAACTTGTTCAAGCAGCTCTGCCACTCGTTCAAGATTGTTGATTTGATCTGCGTTAGGAGTGTTGTCAAACTCCCGATGATCGGTGTGAGTAAGTTCTTCAAGAGTGAAATGCTCCGTTAAGTTCATTTAGCAGGTGTCGAGTTATAAAGCATGGCATCCTTTTTTTGACTGCCAGCAGAAGATCCAAAGTAAAAAGCAATAATTCCTGTCCAAGCAGTGCCTAATGAGCCAAGCATAATCATTAAAGGTGTATTCGCAGTATCCGCAGGAGTAACCATAAGGTAAGCCAATATGCCAAAAAACCCAACGGTAACAAGAATACTAAGCAAAGGAGGGATAATGCTTTGAGTAGTCGTTTGCATATCTCTAGCACTTTTACGATCCTCCACAGCAAGCTGTTCAAAGTTTAAGCCTAGAGCTTGAGTTTGCTCTTTAAAGCGTATTTCTTCTTGTTGTACTGCTGCAATCTGATCTGCCGATAGTTTGTTATCGTTAATCATGGACTGCACTTGGTCAGGCGCAACCCCAAATAGCTTAGATAAAGCCGTTACCGCTAAACCTGCTAGTGGACCGCCAAGGCAAGTAGCGATTGTGGGCGCTATTTGCGTTAGCCAGTTCATTACAGACCTTCTCCAGGAGTAATGTAAACAGAAGCGTTGGCTGCATCGCCAATTACTCTAGCGTACACATTTCCTGTTTGACTTACTTGTGGACCAGTGATTACTTTGTAAGCATAGGGTGGCAAAGGAATTACATAGCCAGGACCATTATCAGGTAACGCCACATTAAAGCTGTTTGTAGGGTTTATCCATACATAAACAGCATTATTTACATCGGCATTAGATAAAAAATACTGGTTTGATGGACTATCAGAGGTAATGGTAAACACATTGGATTGCGTATTAGCAGCTCCTGTAACAGCTACCTTTACCGTTTTCCCCATTGGTTGGAAAGCGATATTGTTAGCCATTTAGAAAATGTCCTTGCCACCAGCATTGCCAGGCTTAGTTGTAGCGGAGTTTTTGGTGTTTTTATTACCATCAAAATTCCATACAGAAACATACCCTGCTGGCATCTTTCCACCTAAAGAAGTGTTGATTCCATCCATAGATCCATCTCTAGGTAATGGAGGGCGCACAGCAGTAGATGTTTGCTGGCTTTTTGACTGTTCTCTTTTATGAGGTGTACCACCTGTACTGCCTTTAGTTGTCGGTTTTAGGCTCATTTTGTTTCCTCTCTTTTACATTGACTATAAGGTAACTGAATACTACAAATATTGCTAGTGTCACCACTCTTTCCCACATGGGATTCCACATTGTCCAACCGCACATCACGCTGGATGCTATTAACGCTAAAATCGTTATCAAGCGGTCTGAGATGATTTTTAATGCTAGGCGAATGATAGCTACTGCTTCCATGATTTATCCCCGTAAAAGTTAAACAATTCATAGTTTAACCCTCATCATCATCTACTGCAATAAACCCACTACCCCATTCATCATCGCTAATTTTTTGTTTTAATTTTTCAATATTGACAGCGCGGTCAATAACCTTGCATTTATCAGTCAAAGATGCCATATCGTCAGCCATAACTTGCTTAAGCAGCGTGCTAACAGCTTCTTCGAGATCGGGGTTTACGCCTTTGGATTTTTTGCTCATTAGAAAGGTGCGAGTTGGGTTAAAGAATTAAGTCCACTAGCTGTTTTACTTGATGCCACAGAAGTAAACCAGCCATTTAATAATTTTTCTAAAATTCTTAAGTCTCTAGTAGCATCTACGCGCCGAGATAACTCATTGATTTGTTGCGGAGTATATAGACCAGAGCCTTCTAAAGCATATTTAATACGGGTGTAATACAAGTCTTTTAACGCACTCTTTGGCACTCTGGCCATGGTGCTAATGACTGCATCTTGGAATGCTTTAGGGCCATCTGGCGATCTAGCCACAAATTCAGCAGCTTTTTTAATATTGGCTGGAGCGTTTTCAGAAATAACATAGTTAGCAAACTCATCAACTGGTGATTTTTTCTGATTAACAATGCTTTGTAGTTTTGCAGCCTCTTCTTCAAATGGTCGTGCAGCTTTACCAGCAGCGGTTTCAATTTGAGTAGCAGCTTTTTCTCCAGGCAGAGCTTTGACAGCTGCGCCAGCTTCTTTTTCAATTCCCCTGACTTTACGTTCAGCGGTTTTCTCAATAGGCGCGCCTTCAATGCGGGCAGAAACACCAATAGCTTTTTTGGAATAGCGTTCTGCTTCTTCCATGCCGCTAATGTAACTATTGATTTTTCCTTTAAGACTTGGCAAAACTGATAGCCAATCACTATTTGCTTTGTTGTTGTACCAATTGCGCATTTCTTGAGCTGATCTCATATCACGCAAAGTACGCGCTACATAATCACCAGCCATGTTTTCAACATATTTTTGATCACCCGTCAATTCAATTAAGTCTTTGACTTTATCGGGAGTTTTAAAGTAATAGCCAGGAATAGCTTGAGTATCAGAGGCAAACTTTCCTTCCATCCAATCATCAAGAGCGGTTGCTTTCTTACCCGCTTTAGTACCAAAAATATCTAATTCTCTAGAAGCAGCTTCGTAATTAGTAATAAAGGTTTTGTGGGCTTTAGAGTAATCACCCATGATTTTAGACAAGCGGAAATACAAATCACGCGCAGTATTGGCATCAATGGCCTCGTATCCTACGGGTGGTTTACCTTTAAATACTTCACCAAAGTTACGGCGAACTTGATCAATTGCTTCAAATGAAGGGGGAATAATTTGCTTTCTACCACCAACCACAATTGGCTTGCCCTCTAGACCAATCAAAATATCATTTAGATTTTTAATTACTCCAGGATCGGTAACGGGTGCTTCTTTAGGAATTCTGGTGAAATCCATTAAAAGCTTGTTTTTTATTTCTTTTACAATATTTTTGTATTCAGCGTTGTCACTAACTAATTTTCCCTTGGCAACTTGATCTGCAATCTCTTTATTGCGTTCTGCAACATCAAATTGTTTTTGAGCCGTTCTAGCATCGGTGGCTGCTTGCTGCCTATTTAAAATGGTTTGGCGAAGATCAGTACCAATTTCGCTTACTTCGGCTGGATAACCAATTTGATTAAGTTTTTCTTTGGCAGTTTCGACTTGCTTTTCACCAGCTTGTAGGACATTAACCCTACGGCTAACTGCCGCTTTCATGCGGTTATCAGCGTTTTGCATGACTTGAGCAGCCTTGCGATTAGCTTCTGCTTGAATAGATTGGGCTTTAGAAACATCGGTAGCGCGTAATGCGTCTGCTGATTTTTTGCCATCTTCAATAATTTTTGCTGCTTGATTGTTGGCAGCGGTCATGTCTTGCAAGGCTTCTTTACCAATTAAGGCATAAACCTTTTCCATTGTGCCTTGTTCGTATTTATCACCACCAAGGGCTTTGGCCATGCGGTCAAGAGTCTTTTTTTCTTGATCTCCTAATTCGCTAACGGCTTTAGATACATCCAAAGCAAAGTTACGAGCATCATAGCCACCAATACTTCTAGCAAATTTAGAAATAATATACTTATCAACAAATTTACTTAGCCCTGGAACAGTACCAACACCTAATTCCACTAAAAAACGACCAGATGGTGGCAATCCTAAGTAAATTTCTGAACCTTGACCAGCAATATCAGATGCCGCGCCCAGAGTTGTTCCACCTAATACACGACTTGCAGCTGGCACGTTTTCCATAACGCGCCCTGTTTCTTCTAATACTCTTCCCCCTCGGCCAAGCCAGCCAGGAGCTTTTTCTAAAGCGCCGCCAACAGTTTTTAATACTTTGGGAGCAACTGCGCTAATTGCGCCGCCAGTAATTCCAGATTCTCCCACTTCCATTGGTGAAAATTCTTTAATTGGCATGGTTAAAGGTTCTGGAGCACCAGCCTCTAACGCACGTTTATCTTTTTCAAATGAGGGATAAAAAATAGCGGGTTTATCGCTCAATAAATCTCTTACGCCTTCTGGGGGAGCAGATGTTTTAGGCGCAGATGGTTCTGCAAGGAGATCTCTTGGTTTTGGATCAGCCATTATTCGCCTTTAATTTTGTAACCTTTAGCTTTTAAACGCTTTTTAGCTTCATCTTCACTAATATTGTAAGTGTCAGCTGCGTATTTCACTTCTTCTGGAGTGGCAACCATATCAGTATCTCCACCAGCTGCTTGAGTTACATTGCTTCTAACAGTTGGAGTTCCAAAAAAACCAGGATAATACTCTTGAATTGAGTTTATGTTTCTGTCAGCACGTTCAATACCAATTTTAAGTTTGGTATCCATACCCGCTGCGGAATCAGATGGCTGAATCACCGCACCAAAGTTTCTCAAGGCTTCGCTACCCGTAACGGCTTTACCAGACATATCAAGATAAGTTTTATTACGAATAATCTTGACCAAAGTAGCAAATTCACGAACATCGGCTGGAATTTTTTGTTGCAAAATTTGTTCAATTGCCGTGCTTTGCTCACCAAACCAATTTTGAGCACGATATTGATCTAATTTTTTACGTAATTCTGGGTCTTTGAGTTTGTCTTGCAACATGGACATATCATCGCGCAACATTTTGGTATCTAAGAAATGGGATTGAGTCGTTTGTCCTGGTTTTAGACCTTGTTGATGCGCTTGTTTTTTAAGCATCACATCTTCTTTATGAGCCAACATCTTTTCAACACCACCCAAAATCTCTACCGCGCCCTCAATATCCATTTGTTTGACTTTGGCAGCAATAACGGAATCGCTACCCGCTTTA